CTGGGCGGCCTCCTGGCCTGCTTTTTCGTCAAGTTCGACGTCGTACTGCGTCCGATAGATGAACCGATGTTTGCTCACTTGTACCTCGGAGGAAGATTGACGGTCTTGGGGCCGATCTGCAGGTTCGCCCCTGGGATCATCCCATCCAGGATCTTGAGGATCTGGTTCGCATAGGGGGTGTATTTCCCCACCCCCCGGTAATACTCCGCCATCGCTTTCGCTTCCGGCAAGGACAGCGCCTTGAGCTGGTTCTCGAGCTGCTGGCCACGCGCTTTTGCCGCCGCCGTCTCCGGGGCGAACATATCCGCCGCATTGCGGGCGAGACGCGCCGCCAGGTCAGAGTCGAACGCTTCCGACGCCTGGCGATTCATCAGCTGCTGCATGTTCCCTTGCATCCTGGTCAGGAACGCCGACGCGCCAGCCGATTCCGTCTGCGCCCCGGTGAGACCGATCTGCGAATGCCGCAGCCCGATATCCTGTCCCAGGAGTTCATTTTTCAGGCGGAGGTTCGCCAGGATGTCGTCCGTCTGCGCCCGGAGGAGCGCCGTTTCTTGAACCGTCTTGTCCGCCGATGCGCGCGCTTGTTTGGCATTGGCCGCTGAGGTTGCCGCCCTCGTGAGTGACCCCCCGATATCCGGGAGGTCGGACGTTTGCGGGTTCCCCCCTCCCTGGCCGTACGCCAGGGAAGGATTGAGGCCCGCCGCTTTGATGTCTTTCACCGTGTCCTGGTACCGATGCTTGAACGCATTCCGTGCCTGAAAGGCACTCGCCACCCCTGACGCCGCATCCAGTACCGGCGCCAGGGGGTTCAGGAAATCCAGGTTCATTAGAACCTCACCAGACCAGGCACCGAGTACGTCGGAATTGCCCGCGTCTTGGAGACGTGGAACGACGAATCGAACAGGATCTGCAGGTTGTTCGCCTGGGTACCCGCCGCCAGGGCGCGGGCCAGCGTCGAGCGACTGGGATCCCGAATGAACGTCGCATTGAGGGCCGGGGCCGTGGTGAACTGCTGCGCCAGGTGCCAGTCGTCAATGTTCCCTGCCGACGTGGACTTGAACAGACCCGTGATTTCGGACGGCTGGTAACGATACTCCGCCCACCGCTCCTGGTAGCCGAACGCCGCCGTGTCCGTGCCCACCACGCCGGTGCAATAGATCTCGTCGTTGCGGACGATCTGTTCGCCCAGGTTGGCGAACGTGGGCCAGTAGAAGTCGTACCTGGTGTCGCGCGTCCACAGCCGCCGAAGCCCTTGCTGATAGGTCAGGTCGCCCCGGACATTTACGAGTCCGAGAATGTACCCATGCTCCGTCGCGTGGTACATGAAATTGTGTTGACCGCTCACGATCCCCTGACCTGCCAGGGAGCCGAGCGGATTCTGCGCCGTGCCCACCGAGGTCTGCGGCATGGCCTGCGTATGCACCTGCGACTTCCCACCCCCGATGTATTCCGGACGCTGCAGCCGCGCATCTTCCGGCGTCACGCCAAAGTGATTCTTGAGCAGCTCGGTGTACCGAGTCCCGCCCCGCGCGTCCTTCTCGAGAAATTGCTGCGTGGCCACGGCCAGCCGTTGCGCATTGATGGTCGCGCCCGTCGCGGTCGAGAGGTCGGCGTAGAGGTTCGACGGGTAGATCTGAGCCACGAGCGCCCCGGTCGTCACAGAGTTGTACCCGACCTGCGTCGAGGCCACCCCCGAACCGACCTGCAACGCCGAGTTCGACGGGATGATTCCGCCGTCGGATGCCCGATGCACCAGGAGTCCCGGCTGTGCGCCGGAAAGCAGCTCCGTGGCATTGGTGCGGATGGTGGCGATGCCCCCGATCGGCATCGAGATGCCGGTTGCGCCCTTCTGCGGCCAGGGCAAGGCCGAGGTGAAGTAGTCGTGCTTCTTGCACCGCGCTTCCAGGTTGTATTGCGAAATGGTGTCCGGGCCGTCGTCCGTCTCCTGGGGAACGGAGTTCATCAGGTTCTCGTCCCGGAACCATTCGTTGAAGATCCGGTTGTAACACCGGAACGGCAGAGCGGAGACGGCAATCGTCGCTCCGCCATTCAGCTGCCCCGCCGTGGGCAAGCCCAGGTGATCGGCCAGCCCCCCCACGATGAAGCCCCCCGCCGGACTGCTGAGCTTCGGAATGGTGTAGGAGATCGAGTCGCCAGGGTTGGCTTGCTCTCCCATGAACTTCACCCAGTTCGACCACACCAGGCGGGAGGGCGTGAAGAAGAAGAAGGTTTCGACTTCCATGTTGTCCATGAGCGGGAACAACAGGTTGTTCACCCGCGCGAAGATCGAGACGTTCCCCTTGTGGACGTCCCCTGGCAGGACTTCGTCCAGGTAGAAGGGGACGAGGAACCCCGCATCGAGCGTGGTCTTGTGCGAGTGCTCGACCCGGAAGGTCGAGCGTGGAACGTCATTCCGTGGCACCATCGCAAAGTTCGATGGATCCACGAGAGGAAGTTTCCGGTTGAGATTGTTCACTTCTCAGTCTCCTGGACAGCGGTGAGCGCCGCCCCCGTGGCGACGACGACAGGCCCGCCCGAGGCGGGGACGATGGTTCCATCCGAGACGATACTGCCCAGGAGCATGAGGTTGAAGTCCCTGGGGTGCTGGCCGAGCAACGACTGCGGATTGACCAGGGCATCGGCGAACGCCCGGATCGCTGGCGCGTCCTGGTTCTCCTGGATGACGCCGCCGACGATCGTCTCGGCCACCAGGTCATAGACTGCATAGAGCTGTTTCAGCATTTCGGAACCTCCTAGGAGAGTGAACGAGTGGCGGCTATTGCGAGCCGCCTGCGATGGATGCGTTCAGCCGCATCCAGATTGTGATGCGTCCGGGGTGCCCGGAACGCATGATAGCTGATTTCCTCTGCGAGGACAGGATCAGCGGCTTTGATAAAGCCAAGATAAGCCCGAGGGATTCTCGCCTTTTGACCATCACGGATGATATAGCCAAACCGATAGTCTGTTTTGTATTGAAGTAGATGTGTTTTTCCGATAGCCGGTTTTAAGCTCATCCGTTGGAAGGGTGGCTCGAGGATTTCTCCCTCGGGAGTATGGGCAGTGCTGCCCATTTTTTTGAGAGTGTATTGCGCCACATAGTTGGCGCTGGCACCTGTGAGGGAGCCAATTTTGTGCCCACCATAGGGCCACAGTTTGCCGAGAGCAGGGCTCTCCATCAGGTGCTTTCCGACGACATACGTGTCGGTGAAGGAGAGGTTGAAGAGCAGGGCGTGGTAATGCGGTCGGGAAGAATTCTCCCCGTACTCGCCGCAACAGAGATAGCGCACGCTTGCACCAGCTGCAGAAGCAAGACCAGGAACACCCCGATCCAGAGCGCGTCGCACGCGCTTAAAGAACTTCTGAAGATGTTTCGGTACGAGGTTCCCATTGGGCGGAAGATGCTCCTGGTCATAGGTCAGGGTTACGAAGCAATTGTGTTCCCACAGGGATGCTTCATCCGTCGCCCGTTTGGCCCAATCGGCCGCTCGGGATGTGCGACAGCCCAGGCAGGTACCGCAGGGGAGGTCGAGGTTCGCCTCCCCCAGGGGAGGCCACAGCCGTACTTCACCGCCCGGAGTATCCTGGTGCGCCTTGATCGGATGGTAACACGGCACTACAACCGCCATCCGCCGCGCATGATCTGCATGTTCTTCCGGTGCGTCTTTTTGTGGCCGCGATTGAACGCCTTGGCCGACTTGGACTTACGTACCGACTTCCGGAACATTTTTCTCTCCTTTTTGAGTTTGAGGTGACAGGTGTGTCACCTAGGTACATAATATCAAGATAGAGATGTACCAGGAACCCCCCCCTAACTGGGGGGGGGTGTGACAGGGGCCGAAACGGCCCCAGAGGCGTCAGGAGACACGATCTCCCGCCGCTGGAGTAGACCGAGGCGAACCGCCTCATCGGCGTTCTCCGGGTCATTTACGAAGTCCCAGAGCCGTCCCGGCTGGTTGTTGAACCGCTCGCGGAGCTTGGCAGGCAGGGCCATGAACTTGTTCCTGGCGTCATTCACCAGGTCAAGCGCCGTCCGGAGATCCGGAACGTCGGAGAAGTCCCCGTAGTGGCCAGGATCGAACGCGCCCACCGGAACCGGCTGATCCACCAGGCCGAAACGCCTGGCCAGGACATTGATGTCGCAATCCTCCACGAATTGCTGTTGGGTCAACGACGGCTCGTCGTTCACCTGGGCGGCCTCCTGGCCTGCTTTTTCGTCAAGTTCGACGTCGTACTGCGTCCGATAGATGAACCGATGTTTGCTCACTTGTACCTCGGAGGAAGATTGACGGTCTTGGGGCCGATCTGCA